TCAGCCTCGGCTTTCGGCAAGATTGAGTCGGGCGAAGGGCCCCAGGCCGAACCGGCCGGATACTTGCGCGACCTCGACCTCGACCAGCTCAGCGGATCCGTCCTGCGCCCGCTGCTCCGCTGAGTACGCCTGCATCGGCCCCGACGGCTGGAAAACGCGCACGATTCCGCCGTCATGCCTGATCCTCACAAGGTAGGCCTCGCGGTCCTCGCCCAGCGGCGGCTCGAAGCCCTCCCAGCCGTCGCCATCGATTCGCGTGCGCCTGATCCAGCTGATCTCCAGATCGCCGTTGGCCAGCTCTCTCGCCTTAAGATGCGACGGACGAAACGGCCGCAGGCCGACCCCGGCGAAGCTCTCCACCCGATGCACGTAGCTGGGATCGTCGTAGCCCCGCGCCGCCGGTCCGATACGGTAGTGCAGAGGCGTCGCGCGCAGGGACGCCGGCTGGTCCAGCTGGACGGGCGCCCCGTCGAGAAGCACGAAGTCGCTCCCCGTCGGCCAGACCTCGGGCATCACCCCGTCGGTCCCGGCCTGGCCCCGCAGCAATCCGCCCAGCAGGTACTCGTCGGGGCCAACCAGCGTCGCGGTCCTGAACTGCAGCACCTCCCAGTCTCCTACGCCACCGAACCGGAGCGCCGCCGCGTTGGCCCCCTGCATCACGTCGAGGGGGCCGACGCTCTGCAACGATCCTGACGCAAGCCGCACGCGCAGGGTCCGCCCGGACCAGACGCCGGCGACGTCCGCCCCCAGCGGCTCCAGCGTCTCGCCGACGCTCGCCGGACGAAGGATTTCCCGGTTCAGGCTGTATCCGAAGTCGCTGGACGCCGAGTAGACCGCCACCGCCCCGCGCCAGGGCACCTTCGTCACGGCGACATATGGCGCGTGGGGGCTCTCGTCGCCGGCAAGCAGCGGCAGGTCGAGAAACGCGACGTGAACCGGGGTGAAGGCCGCAAAGGCCTTCGAGCGTCCGGCGCTTGGGATCCGCACGGGGGCCCGGTAAAGGCTGGGTTCGATCCGGACCGCGGTCAGGCTGCGTCGCCCGAAGTCTTCGACCCGGTCCACCCGGTAGAGGTCCACGCGCTCCCGGTCGCTCAGCGCGACCACGTCGCCTGCGGTGACGCCCAGGCCCGAAGGCGGCAGCTGGAGCTCGACCTGGTCGCGGGCGACTCGGCTCTCGCTCAGCCACCGTTCCGCGACCGCGCGCGCCTCGCCGTCGCCGAGCACCACCGGCACGGAGGACCGCGCGGCGTCCGGCTCCGTCACTTCTGGCGACGCCGCCTCGGCCGCCCCTGCCTGATAGTCCTCGTCGCCGCGAACGAAGCCCAGCACGACCCGTCCCGGCGCCTCGGTGGCGGCGCTGCGCGTCAGTGACAGCGCCGCCGACGCGCCGGACACCGCCACGGTCCCGCTGTCGAGCGTGGCAGTCACCTTGCCGCTCCGCCCGGCGAAGGCGAGTTTCCCTTCGAGGCCGAAGCTGTCGACGCCATAGACCAGCATCAACGGCTGGAGGCTCTGGCGCGCGGTCTCGACGTCGCCGATCATGAACCCGGTCACGCCGCCGTAGAGCGCCGCGACGTCGACGTCCTCCACGCCGGCCCGGGCGCAGATCTCCGCCACGACCTCCGCAAGCGCGGGCAGGCCCACCCGCGTGTTCAGCCAGTGTCCACGCGCGTAGTTGGCCCCATCCGACCATGTCTCCAGCCGATCCGGAAAGTCCGGCCACGGTCGCGCGTCCCAGGCCCAGACGTAGGCCCGGTCCAGATCGACCATCCGCCCGCCATAGACCGGCGACAGCGGATTGTTCGCCGGATCGAGCCAGTGCGCGTAAGTCGCCTGCAGGTAGCGCTGCTGCATGAAGTCGTCGCGCGCGCCGCTCGAGAAGTAGGGAAAGAAGCTCTCCGCCGATTTCGGGTCGAAGAAGACGTTCGGCTGGTTCGCGCCCTTGTCCACTGCGGGACAGCCGAGCTCGGTGAACCAGACCGGCTTGGATCCCGGGACCCACGGCGTGGGCGCCACGGCCCGCTCACCCCCCACTCGGTTGAAGTGCGCACGGCTCCACCAGCCGGCGATGTCCTTGTAGCGAAAGACCCACGGCTCCCCGTACGACCCGTCGGCGATCGGCGTGCGGTCCTGAGCCGCCCTCGCCTCGTCGTCCTGATAGCACCAGTCGAACCCTTCGCCGCCGGCGACGTTGCCGCGCAGGTACGCCAGATCATAGATCGAGCCCGCCGCTGCATCCGCGTGACCCGATCCCTCGCGCCAGTCGGCCAGCGGCATATAATTGTCGATGCCGACAAAATCGATGTCCGGATGCGCCCACAGCGGGTCGAGGTGGAACAGCACGTCGCCCGATCCGTCGGCGGGCTGGTGACCGAAATACTCCGACCAGTCCGCCGCATAGCCGATCTTGACCGCCGGCCCCAGCACGCCGCGCACGTCCGCCGCCAGCTCCGCCATCGCCCGCACCGCCGGATAGGCGTCCGCGGAGTCCCGGATCTGCGTCAGCGAACGCATCTCGGAACCGATGCAGAAGGCGTCCACCCCGCCGGCCGCGGCGCAGAGATGCGCATAATGCAGGATGAACCGCCGGTACGACCATTCGTCAGGCCCGTCATAGCGCACGGCACCATTCTCTACGCGGAAATTGGACGCCCGCGCGGCCCCGAAGAACGCCTCGACCTCGGCGCGCGCCGCGACCGTCTTGTCCGGCGAACCCGGCCGCCCGGGCGCGGCGCTCAGGGTGATCCGGCCACGCCACGGCACGCGCGGCTGGTCCGCGGCCCCGGTCCAGGGGTCCGTCAGGCCGTTACCCGCCAGGATGTCCATCAGGATGAACGGATAGAACATCACCGGCCGGCCCGTCTCCGCCATATGTCGGATCGCCTGCACCACCGAAGCGTCGGCCGGGGTCCCGCCGAAGGCGGGCCGCCCGTCGATCCGGCTGACGACCTGCGCCGCGTCCCGCGCGACGCCCGCCACCCGCCACGGCATCTGACGTCCGTCCGCGCCGCGCTGCTCCACCGCCGGCCGCAGACGGCACAGGCCGCAGCGCAGGTCGTCACCGAACCAGCTCACCACCAGCGACACCGCCCGAGCGGCGGGCAGTTCCGCCTCCAGCTGGTCGAGCGACACCAGCAAATCGGGGCGGCCGCGGTCGTTGTTGACGTTGGCCGCCACCGTCCGCCCCTTGCCGTGGCTGAAATGCACCGGCGTCGTCGCGAGCGCGTACTCGCCCGTCCCTGGCACCAGCGCCACGCCACGCACGTCAAGCGCCGCCGGCCGCGGCGTGGCGGCCGAGGCCGCCAGACGTCTGAACACCTCGAAATTGAACTGCGGCAGGCGGTTGCCGAAGGGGCCTAGCGCGAGGTTCTCGAAGACCACGTAGGCCGTGCCCCGATGGGCCGGCGCCATGTCGTTCCCTTCGATCGCGGCGATCAGCGGGTCGGGCGCCTGGTCCTCCGAGCCGGGATGCAGCCGCCAGACGACGCCCGACAGCTCGAGCTGCTGGCCGTCCGCCCAGATACGGCCGACCCGCGCCACCTCGCCTTCGCAGATCGCGACGGCGAGGCTGATCGAATAGCTGTGCTCGCGCACCTCCTGCGAGCGGCCGCCGCCCTTTCCGCCCACCCGTCGCCGGTCGACGTCCTCGAGGAAGCGGCTCGACCAGATCACCTGCCCCGCCACGCGGACGCGCCCGAACACCCTCGGCAACGCGGCGCCCTCGCTCGCGCCCATGACCCGGAACCGCTCGACCCGCCCGGTTTCGACCGGCTCGGAGCCGAGCCCAGTCAGGCGCTGGTCGATGACCGCGCCCAGGGTCGCGCCCACAGCCTTGCCGATCGCGCCGGTCGCAAGGCCGGCGACCGAGCCGCCGAAGGAACCGCCGATCGCCGCGCCCGCGGCCGACAACAGCAGGGTGGCCATCAGCTCCTCCCGCAGGGAAAACGAAACGCCGCGACCACGCGGCGCGACCAGGCGGGCGTGAGCGGCGATTCCACGACGCCATGCCCGCAATACGCATGGATCAGCGTGACGTAGCCCGCGGCCGACCGCGCCAGCACGCCCATATGCTTGGCGACCGCCCCATCGGCCATTCGCATGACCAGCACGTCGCCCGGCGCTTGCGCGCCGCGCGGCACGGGCCGCAGATGGCGCGCCGCGGCCGCCAGCAGGTCCTCGGTTCCGCTCGGCTCCGACCAGTCGGGCGTATAGGGCGGGGGCGTCTCGGGCTCCGCGCCCAGAGTCTCGCGCCACAGCCCGCGCACCAGCCCGAGGCAATCAGTCCCCGCGCCCCGGCAGCTCGCCTGATGCAGATAAGGCGTGCCGATCCAGGCCCGCGCCCGCGCGACCATGGCCGCGCCGGCAGCCTCATCCGCGTCTGCGGCTCGATCCATCGTGCACCTCGCCGTCCTTAGGATAGGCGGCGACCCAGTCGTCGCCGGGAATGTCCGGAAATCCGCGGAAGTTGATGAAGTTTGAAAACTTCTCACGACAGGTCTCCGCGCGCTTGTCGCATCCCGCCTGCAGCGTGAACCGGTCGCCCGGCGTTACGGCCGCCCCCGGCGCCCGCCACAGCTCGATCCGCCGGATCCCGTCGGGCGTCAGTTCGTCCGCCTTGACCGCGCACAGCTCCCCCGCGTTCGCGCCGGTCCGCCAGATCAGCGTGCCGGCCACGAACCAACCCGCCACGAACCCGCCCAGCCCGTCCGCCTCGACCACGCCCGCGCTCGCCGCGCGCGCTTCCGCCTCCGCCGAGAACCCGGGTCGTCCCAGGTCGAACCGACACTTGTCGTCGCCCAGCCGCCGGTCGCAGGTCCGCTGCAAGGTCCGCCCCACTGCGACGTTCAGCGCCTCGCTCAGCCCGCGCAGCTCAACCTCGAAGGCGCCGTCCATGCGGCGGATCTCGCCGAAGTGGCCCACGAACATCAGCGCCCGCAGGTCGGGCCGCTCCCAGTCCGCCAGCCAGTGCTCGACCCGGGCCCGGTCGAACCGTCCGACGCGCACGTCCTCCTCGGTCACGCCCGCGTCGCTCAGGGCGCCCATCACCTGCGCGTTGTCGACCGCGAGCCCGGTGGTCGCCTGCACCGCGCTCGAATCGAGCCCAGACCTCGCCTTGAACGTGGTCCCGTCAAACCGGACGTCCCCGTCGTGGTCGGTGAAGCCGTATTCCCGCCCGTCCCGCCGGCGCACGCGCCAGCAACGGCACAGCTTGGTGGCGCCCCCGTCCAGCCGCTGGCGAAGCTCCGGATCGATCCGGCGCATCAGACCCGGACCTCGATCACCGGGATCGACGGGATCTCGCCCGCGGCGAACCCCGCCAGGCTCGTCGCGATGCGATCGGCGTCGAACCGCACGGGCACGTCGAACTCGAATCCCGCGGTGATCTCCACGCCCGCGGCGGGCGCCGTCTCGAATCGGACGACCCCCGTGACGTGGTCCACGGAGAACCCGGCCCCGGGCGCCAGCGCGACTCCGCCGCGCGCCACCCGGACCGTGCCGTCCACGGGCTTTGTCACCGGTCGGCGGTACTCGACGCCGCCCGAGGCGTAAAGCTTGCTCAGCGCAAAGTCCCGGCGCGCGCCGTCCCCCTGTCCGAGCGTCTGGTCGAAGGCTCCCGGCGCCTCCGACGGTCGGCAGGACTTGAAATCCGTCCAGTCCTTCCAGCGGAACCCGTAGAGCTGCCCGTGGCGCGCCTCGAAAAACGCCGTCACCTCCGCCAGGTCGTCCAGCGACCGCACCCCGAGCCCCGCGTCGTAACGCCGGCGTGAGTGCGCCCAAGGGCTGTTGCGCTCCTCGAAGCCGTTGCGCAGCTCGACGATCTCGGTGCGCCGCTCCGGCCCGCCGCTCGAGCCCGCCGACAGCGGCGCGGGAAACCGCACCTCGTGGAAGTTCATCGTCCCGCCTCCCTCACAGGTTGCGCCGGCCGCGCTTCATCGCGCGGGTCATCTCCGCGGCGACCTGGCTCTGCGAGCGCTGGAAGCTGGCCGCGTCCGGCGTCGAGATGTTCATCGTCACATGCACCGCCCCGGCGCCGCCGCCCGAGCGGATCCCGAGCCGCCCGTCCGCGCCGCGCGCCAGCGGCACGATCGCCTCCGGCCCCGCCTCGCCCATCAGCCCGATCCCGCCGCGCATGGGGAAATGCGTCGGCCCGTCCACGACCCCGCCGCGCGCGAAGGCCGCCACGCGCCCTCCGGTCAGGACACCGCCCTTCGCGAAAGGCGAGAGTCCCCCCAGGATCGCTTGCAGCCCGCCCGTCACCGCGGTCCCCACGGACTTCTGCACGGGGGCCAGCGCCTGGTTCAGCGCGGCGCTCGACAGGCTGCGCCCGATGCCGGCGAGCGTCTCCGACAGTCGCTTGCCGTCGAAGACCAGCCCCTCGAAAGCCCGGCCGATCGAGGCCGACACCGAGCGCGACATGCCGGTGGCCTGGGTCCCCGCGTCCTTTAGGCTGCCGCCCACGCCGTCGAGCTCGCGCCGGAACGCCGCCGTCGCGCCCTCGAGCCCCGACAGGGTGCCCTCGAGCCCGGCCAGCTGCTCCTCGAGCCGCCCCATATCCGCGTCGTCCGCCATCATTCCTCCCGATCGGGCGTCCCGCGCCCCGCCTTCGGCGCCGCGTCCGGATAGCGCGCCGCCAGCGCCTCCAGCGCCGCCCGGTTCAGCGGCGGGGCCGCCGCGTCGATCCCGGCCAGCAGCATCAACTCCGCTGGAGTCAGCTCCCAGAAAACGCCCGGCGCCAGCCCCAGCTCGACCATCCCGAGCCGCATCAGCTTCGGCCAGGCGATGCGCGTCACGCCGCCTCGTCCTCGCCCGGGATCGAGAAGGTCAGCTTCAGGAGCCGCGCCGCCGCCTGCGCGGCCTCCACCGGCCCGCCGTCGATGCGCCGGCCCAAGAGCTCCGCCTCGCTGATCCGCCAGCCGCCGCCGTTGAGACCCGCCACGATCAGCGCGATCAGGTCCTGTACCCGAAAACCGCCGGTCTCGAACCGCGCGATCATCTCCATCAGCGAGTCCGCCTTCAGCCGCGCCTCGAGCTCCGCCAGCGCGCCCAGCGTCAGCCGCATCACCCGCGGCTCGCCGTCGACGCTCAGCGCCACCTCGCCGCGATAGGGATTGGCCATCAGATCGCCTCGAAGCTCACGGCGCCGGCGGACGCCAGCGCCAGCTCGTAGACCGCCTCGCCGTCATGGCTGCCCGAATACTCGAGACTCGTGATCTGGAACGGCCCCGACACCACGCCGAAGCTCGGGATCACCACCTGAAAGCTCGGGATCTCGCCGGCGAAGAAGATCGCTCGCGCCCGCTCGTCGGTCGCCTCGTCGCGGAACACGCCGGACCCGGATATCGCCGCGCTGCGCACCCCCGCGCCGGCCAGCAGCTCGCGCCAGCGCCCGGCGCTGCCGAGGTTGGTCACGTCCACCGTCTCGGCGTTGAAGGCGATGCGCGTCGCGCGCAGCCCCGCGACCGTCTCGAAGGCGCCGGCGCCGGTCAGGTCCAGCTTGATCAACAGGTCCTTGCCTCTCTGGGCCGCCATGTGCTCGTCCTCTCGAAAAGGGTTCAGTCGTCCTGCTCGACCACCGCGCGGAACCGCAGCGCCACGCGCCGCTTCTCCGGGGCCCGGCCGCGCTCGGCCTTGGCCTGCACGAAGCGCAGCGCCACCAGCCGCCCCGCCGCCAGCTCCAGCGGCGCGTCGATCAGGCTGGCGCAGACCGCGCCGGCGATGCGCTTGGCGGCGTCGAACCCGTCGCGCCCCGAGTGCACCGCCACGGTGAAGTCGTGCACCGCGCCTCGGCTCGTCTTGGTGTCGTTCGCCCGTGCGCTCTCCTCGCCGAGCGTGACGTAGTCCACCGCCGCGGGCTCGGCCCCGCGCTCCAGCGGCGCGTCGTGGATCGCGCCGCCCACCAGCGCCGCCAGCGCCGGATCGCCCGCCAGCCGCCCGTAGACCGCCGCCTGCAGGCTCGCGCCAAACTCGTAGCTCACGACGCCGCGCCCTCCTCGGCCAGGATCTCCAGATACCGCCCCTCCGGGTCGGCCTCGGCCACGCTCAGGATGTCGAACACCCGCGCGCCCTCGCGCAGCCGCTGGTCCGCCCGCGGCCGCGACGGCGCGCCCACCGGCGCGCCCCGCACCACGATCCGGTACGCCACCCGCGCCACCGGCCGCCCTCCGGCCACATCCTCGCGCCCCGACCGCGCCGTCACCTCGGCCCACAGGGCGCCCACGGGGCGCCAGGCCACCGTCCAGCCGCCCGACCCGTCAGCCGCGCTCTCGCGCGTCTCGAGGGTCAGGCGGCGCGAAAGCCGCACACGCGCCGTCACGCGAGGCCTCCGCCGATCCGCGTGGCCCTGTAGGCCTCGATCAGCACCAGCACGCCGAAGGGCATCGCCCCCGGCCGCGCCTCGGTCTCGCTCCGGTTCTCGTAGAAATGCGCCGCCAGCAGGAACACCGCCTGCCGCAGGTCCGCCGGCACCTCGTCCCAGGCCGCGCCGAAGCCCGCCGTGAACCGCACCTCCGCATGCCCGGCCCGCGGGATGCGCGGCAGGTTGCGCCCGAACCGGCCCACCAGCCGCGGCCGCTGGCTGTCGCGCAGCACCGACCAGGCGTCGGGCTCGACCTCGAGGCCCACGCCGTCCGCCCCCACCAGCGTCACGCTCTCCACCGAGCGCACCGGCCCGATCGGCAGCGCCTGGCTCGCGTCCTCGCGCCAGTGGGTCACCGTCCACGAGAACGGCCGCGCCAGCAGGGCCCGCCCGATCCGCGCCTCGATCGCCGCCATCGCCGAGCGCAGATAGAGCTCCAGCACCGCGTCGAGCGAGCCGTCGTCGGCGAACCCCGTCCCCAGCCGCAGGTGCTCGGCGAACGCCCGCACCGGGACGGCCTCCGCCGGAGGCGCGCTCGTTTCGGTCAAGATCATCGCGAAATCCTCATTGCGGGCCAGCGCCCGATCCGATCTGCGGGCCCGCGCCCGAGGCGATGCGAACGACGATCCCGCGGCCCAGCACACGGTCGTCGCTGGTCCGGACCCGGTTCGTCACGAGATAGACCCGGCCCGGCGCGCCGCCCTCGAGCGCCGCCCAGGACCGCCGGCCGTCGTGGTCCTGCGCCACCACGCGCAGCCCCGCTTCCGCCGGGTCGTCCGGCTGCACCGACCAGCCCAGGTCGCGGGTCACCGCCTCGCCGGGCGCGAGATGCCCCCGCCGCCAGTCCATCACCCAGGTGACGGACCCCTCGGCGGGCTTCAGAACGTATCCGCTCATCGCGGCGGCTCTCCGAACATATGCGACACGCCCCCGCACCGCCCGAGCGGAGGGGAGCAGCGACTGGAAGACGCGGAGGCGTGCCGGCCCGCCCCGAGGGGCGGACCTCTGCCGCGGACGCCGCCGGGGGCCTCAGCTCGCCGCGAACTTCAGGAGCTTGATCGCCGCGAAGTCGCTCACGTCCCCGCCGATCCGCTTGGTGGCGTAGAACAGCACATGCGGCTTGGCCGAGAACGGGTCGCGCAGGATGCGCAGGTCCGGCCGCTCGGCCACCGTGTAGCCCGCGCGGAAATCGCCGAAGGCGACCGCGTAGGCGTCGGCGGCGATGTCCGGCATGTCCTCGGCGATCAGCACCGGATAGCCCATCAGCCGGGCGGGCTCGGCGGCGGCCAGCCCGTCCGACCACAGGAACCGCCCGTCCGCGTCCTTCATCTTGCGCACGGCGCCCGCGGTCTTGGAGTTCATCACGAAGGTGGCGTTCGCCCGGTAGCGCGCGCCCAGCGCGTAGACCAGGTCGACGATCGCGTCCGCCGGGTCGGACGCCGAGAAGTCGCCGCCCGAGCCGGTCGGCACGTAGCCGAGCGAGCCCCAGGCCCACAGGTCGTTGTCGACCTTGGGATAGCTCAGGAACCCCGTGGGCTTGTCGATCCCGTCGCCCGCGACGAAGGCGCTCGCCTCCGCCCGGCTGAACTTGTCGGCGATGCGCTGCGCCAGCCAGCCCTCGACGTCGAAGGCGCTGTCGTCCAGGAGCCGCTGGCTCGCCTTCGGCAGCGCGGCGAGCTCGTGCAGCGGGATCGAAATCCGGTCCACCTGCGGCGTGCCGGTCTCAGAGGCCGACCCGGTCTCCGACGCCCAGCCCGACCCGACGTCGGTGTGGTCGACCAGCACGTCGAAGGCCGAGGCCTCGACCTGCACCACGTTGGCGATCGCCCGGATCGAGGCCGACGAGCGCAGCACGCCCACGATCTGCGCCGCGGTCTGCGGGTCGACCAGGTACCCGCCGTCCGCGGCCACCGTGGTCGACAGCGCCTTGCCCTCGAGCGCCAGGCCGCGCAGGCCGTCGTCGTCGCCCGAGCGCAGATAGGCGCCGAACGCCTTCTTGTGCGGGGCCTCGGTCTCGCCGCCGCGGCCGAGCGGCGGGCGGGTCATCGCGATGGATTTACGGTCGAGCATGGTGAGACGGGTGTCCTGTTCCTTGAGCTTCGATTTGATCTCGGACTGAAAGGCGCTGAAGTCGCTCAGGAACCCGGTCAGCGCCGCCTTGACCTCCAGCGCCGGGTTCTGGCCCGGCGCGGCAGTCCCCGCCCCGGTCGTGCTGTCGTTCGTCTGCATCAGTTGGGTTCCTTGCTGACTGATGTGCTTCGGCCGGTCGGAGCCACGAGCGCCGCGGACCCGGCGAGCCTCCTGCGGAGGCTCGCCGGGTCCGTCGCCCGGAGCCGAAGCGGAGGGCGAGGGGCCATCCGCGTTCCGGACGGCGCCAATCCGGGCGCGCATGCCCCGGCGGGCGCGCCTGCGCGCACGCCCTTGGGGGGGCGTGCGCGGCCGGCTTTGTCGACGGACAAATCCGGCAAGTGAAGCGAACGGTCCCTAGAAGCGACCGTCGGGAGGGAGAGCCGAAGCCCTCAGCCGAGCATCGCCCGCGCCGACCGGAACGTCTCCGCCAGCGCGGCCGCCAGATCCGCGCCCTCCTCGGCGGGCTGCACCCGCGCCTGCGGCAGCATGGGAAAGGTCACCAGCGACACCTCCCACAGCTCCACCTCGTGCAGGAGCCGCCGGCCCCCGGCCGCCTTCTCCGCGCGCAGCGTGCGGTACCCGATCGACAGCCCGTCGATCGCGCCCGCCTGGAGAAGCACATGCGCCTCGCGCGCGGCCTGCACCTCGACCAGCAGGCGGCCCTTCACGTACAGCCCCCGCTCGTCCTCGCGCACCTCGTCCCAGACGCCGATCGGCCGCGCCGGGTCGTGCTGCCACAGCATCTTGACCCCGTGGCCCTCGCGCTTCAGCCGCGCCAGCGACCCGGCGTAGGCGCCCTTCTGCACCACGTCCCCGCTTTGGTCGGCCGCGCCGAACAGGCTCGCATGGCCCGCGATCACCGCGCCGTCCGTCAGCGCCAGCTCGCCGTCGAACCGGCGGAACTTGGTCTCCAGCGCCGGATACCCGGCGACACCGTCGATCATGCCTGTCTCCCTCACGGAGCGTTCAGTTTCAGGAAGGCGTACAGCATGTCCGCCAGGATCAGCGACGCAGCCCCGCAGACCGCCAGCCACAGCCGCGTCTCCAGCCGCTCCAGCGTCTCCTCGATGTGGCTCAGCCGGCGCTCCAGGTGCTCCCAGCGTTGCTCCGAGATCCGCTCGTTCGCCTCGATCCGCGCGTGCGCCGTGTCGAACGGCTCGTAGAGGAACCGCGACCCGCCCTCGCGGCCGGCGGCGCGCATCACGCGCCGCCCGGCCCGGGCAGCCCCAGCAGCCGGCGCTTCTCCACGTCGCTCAGGAACCCCGCCCCCGCGACCCGGCCCCACAGCGCCTCACGCTCCGCGGCCAACGCCGGCACGTTGTCGTCGTCAATCCTGAGCTGGAGGGTCTCGCCGTAATACCCCGGCAGCCAACCGGAAATCGCCGCCAGCGTCTTGGCCACCATGGGCAGCACCGTCAGCCGGTAGAACGCGCGATGCGCCTCGGCGTAATTCGCATAGGTGTTGTCGCCCGGCAGCCCCAGCAGCATCGGCGGCACCCCGAAGGCCAGCGCCACGTCGCGCGCGGCGGCCTCCTTGGTGCGGTGGAACTCCATGTCCGACGGCGAGAAGCCCATCGGCTTCCAGTCGAGCCCGCCCTCGAGCAGCATCGGCCGCCCGGCGTTGCGCGCCCCCTGGTGGTTGACCTCGAGCTCCTCCACCAGCCGCGCGTACTGGTCCGCCGCCAGCTGTCCGTGCCCGTCCGCGCCCCTGTAGACGATAGCCCCCGACGGCCGGGCGGCGTTGTCGAGCAGCGCCTTCGACCAGGCCGCCGCCGCGTTGTGCACGTCGATCGCCGCCGCCGCCGCCTGCAGCGGGCTCAGCCCGTAATGATCGTCCTGCGGGTGGAAGCTCTTCACGTGCAGCACCGGCGCCCGGTCCGCCCGCATGTCGAAGACATGCTTCTTCGCGCCCACCGCATATTCGAAGGCCACGGGCCAGCCGTCCGGCCCCGGCACGACCTTCATCCGGTCCGAGCGCAGCGCGTAGAGCTCGCGCGGCCCGCCGCCCGGCGCGTCCCCCGCCGCCTCCAGATACGCGTCCCCGGTCAGCAGCAGATAGCCGTAGAAGCTCTCCATCAGCTCCGCGCCGCTCTGCCCCGGATTGGGCGCGGCCAGGAGCTCCAGCGCCGGATGCGCCTCGAACCGCCGCCGCGCGTCCTGCGCCACCACGGGCACCGCGGCCGCCGCCTCGGCGATCAGCTTCACGCAGCGGAACGCCACGGGATTGGTCAGGAAGCCGACCCGGGTCAGCGTCGCGGCGTCCCGCGCCGACCAGGACGCGCGCCCCGCGCCATGGAACGCCAGCACCGACGCGGCGCCCGAGGCTTTGGCCTCCGGCGCCGCCGGCGTCGTCTTGCGGAAGATCTGCCAGACCATGGCGAGCCTGCTCCTGATTGTCTCGTGTCTGTCGGGACCGGAGCCCCCGGCCCGCGGCTCACAGCCCGCGGATGCTCGGGCAGCGATGTTTCGCCGCCCCCTCGATCATCAGATCGGTGATCGCCCACACCAGCGCGTCGACCCGGTCGGGGCTGCCCTTGCCCACGAAGCCGCCCACGGTCATGGCCGCCATCTGCGCCTCGAGCTCGGGGAAGGCGCGCACATGCTGGACCCGTCCCTGCTCGTAGAGCGCGGCCACCGGCTCGGCCCGCGCGACCTTGCCCCGGCTCGCGTGCACGGCGCGGAACGGGATCATCGGATCGACCCCGCGGATCAGCGAGGCGACCAGTTCGCCCCCCTGGTTGACCTCCGCGACCAGCCGGTCGGCCTTGTGCTTGTGGAACAGCGCCACCGCCCGCTCGGCCCAGGCCTGGGGCGAGGCGCCCTTCAGGCTGCCGTCCTCCAGCACCTGCGCCGTCCAGTCCTGCGGCGGCCCGGCCTGCGCCACGCCCGCCACCACGATCCCGCATTCGTCCGCGTCCGGCGTCTTGCTCACCGGCGGGTCCACCGCGACGACGATCCGGTCGAGCTCCAGCGGCCGCGGCGCCCGCGCCGCCTCAAGGCTCGCCCAGGGCCACAGCGCCCCGTCCAGATCGCGCACGATCTCGCCGTCGAGCTCCTGCCGCCCCAGCCGGGAGCCGCCGTAGGTCCGCGTCACCGCCTCGAGAAACCCCCTGGCCAGATGCATCCGGTTCGCCGCGGTCGGCGCCCGCGTCACCACCGTGTCCGGCGCGTCGAGCAGCGCCTGCAAGAGCGGCGCGCCCCGCGGCGTCGTCGTCACCAGCGCCTGCGGCCGGTCGCCCAGCCGCAGCGCGAAGCGCAGCATGTCCCAGGCCGCCTCGCCCTTGGTCCATTTCGCCAGCTCGTCACACCAGGCCGCGTCGAACTGCGGCCCGCGCAGGCTCTCCGGATCGGCGGCCGAGAACACCTGCGCCACCGCCCCGTTCGGCCACACCAGCCGGCGGCGCGTCGCCTGCCACTCGGGCCGGCGGTCCGGCGGCGAGCACGCCAGGATCCCCGACGGCCCCATCACCATCACCTCGCGCGCCTCGTCCAGCGTGCCGCCGACCAGGGCGATCCGGGACCGAAGCCCCGGATCGCCCGGCCTGCCGCCCTCGACGCAGCGACGGACCCACTCGGCCCCGGCCCTGGTCTTTCCCGCGCCCCGGCCGCCCAGGATCACCCAGGTGGCCCAGTCGCCGGCGGGCGGCAGCTGATGCCCCTCGATCGCCCAGTGCTCGAAGAGCCAGGGCAGGGACAT